CCTCAACATTTACAGGAGAAGTGGTTGGCTTCAACAACCCTTCAATTCCTGACAGAGTTAGCGGAGCAGTATCTGTGGGAATGTTTGCTGGACCCGGTGGTCCTACAAATTCAGTAACGCTTGGTGCCTCTGCTTGAGAAGACAAAGAAGCCAAAGTGGGAGGAGCAAACTCTTCAGTTGGACGAGTTGTTTCCCGAACTGGGTCCACATATATTTTCGGCGGCGCAGGAGTAGCTTTTTGTGGAGTAACAGTTTTCTGAGTGAGCTTGGGAGCAACAGCGATTTTTGGCTGTTCAACAGGAGGCTCAACAGGAGCTTCAACCTTCGGCATCAGCAAACCCTGAATGCCAGAAAGACTCAGTGGAGCTATATCAGTCGGAAGGTTGGCTGGAGCAACTGGCCCCATAAAAGAAGGCTCAGGGGTCGTTTGAGCAGGCTCAGGCGTAGCTTTGGGTGGCTCTGGAGGCGCTGTCTGTAGTTCGTTTATTTGGTTCTGAAGCGCAACATATTCCGGATTAGGAACTTCGACAGTTCGTTTGCGTACACCAAATCCAGTACCGATCCTACGAGTTTCAGTGATCGTTGGAGGAATAGCATTAAGCCGCTCAGTTAAAGACTCAAGCAGTGACTTGCTTTCCTTAACCGGCTCTGTCTTCTGAGAGGTGGATTTCTTTTTACGCAGCATACATCACCTTACGAATTCACTAGCCGACTAACAAAGCTGCCAGTTAAGATCACTGACGGAGTGGCAGGAATAGCAGGAGTTCCTGCTCCAGCAGGGACCGCAGGGAAATGTTCTATATAGACATCAACATCCTGCGTTCTCCAAATTATCTGAATATAGTCGTCTCTTTCTAAGTCTATAAAGAAATTCATAGATGCAATAACGTGAGACGGATCGCCTGATCCTTTTCTAACCGGCAGACCGAACTCACTGTTTGAATCAGCAATGTCTGTACCGTTTTTTCTCCACCAAATACTTACTGTATGAGGATTATTAGTAAAGTTCACGAGTTGAATACTAAATTGAAAGTTGTATCTGCCCGGATAAGCAACTTGAACTTTTGAATTGCCGGTGAACGACACTGCCGTAGAAGATATTAAAGCAGACGTACTAATTAAAAACTGATTAACGGCGTTTTTTTGAATTATGTAAGTTCCAGCAGGAAGTCCTGCCATCGTCACTTCCATGCCAACATAAATATCTACAGAAATAATTGCTACAGTAATAGTTAAAACATTTCCAGAACCACCAGCACCATCGTCAACGGTAGCAAATAAATTACTTCCAAAATCATTTTTGGAAATATTTTCAGAAATTAAAGACAACCCATTTGAGTAATAGGTTGTGTCAAATCGAATAGGCGCTGCTACAGAAGACGAACCAAGTTCGTAATCACGATTGTCAGAAAACGAACCATTTGGGAAATCTAAAAATCTTCCACCAGCGGTACCAATTAAATTTCTGACAAATGAAGCAATTCGATTGAAATATAGACGCAAGACATTGCTAAACTTATCTCGCTCACCTTGGTTGTATTCACCCGGAGCAAGAGGTAGCGCAGGAGGTTCAACAGTGTCTAGGTCGTATCTTGGCATTTAAACACCATAGCCTGTGTTTTTGCCATCGAGCTTTACGTCAAGCCTCATAGAACCTAACTGCCACTGAACACCCAATGAATTAGATTCAAACTTCATGGTGAGCTGACGACATCTCAGACGGATGTACACCTGTTGTGTGTACTGCTCAATTGGAACCGTAGCAGTCCTTGTGACTGTAGCATCAGCATTAGACGATGTTCCGCCCATTGAAGCAGGACTTAAATACCCTGACCCAGAGTTCAGAAGAGGACGTAGCGTGATTGTCCCCGCAGGAGACATAGCAGTAGAGTCTCTAAAGGTTAGATCAGGGATCACTCGTTTAACAAACATGAGTCGATCACCATCACCAACATCAGTCTCTGCTGATTCAATATAAGCATTGATCGCAGCAGGAGTTCCGGTTTCGTTGTCGTCTATCCCGTTTTCATGATCAACCAAGTTATAGCTATAGGTTGCTCCAAGAGGATAGTCTCGAATTCCAGAATCCAACCAAGCAGTTCTGCCTAAAGATCCGTGATACCAAATCTTTTCAGAATAGTTGTAAATGACATAACGATTTACAACTGACGAATCAGCAGAACAATAGAACCACCAAACCTCATTGAAACCTTCGTTGGTTCCAGCAAAGATTTGATCTGTTTGGTTGCGGTTAATGTCACTGAAAACGTACTGCCTAAGATCGCACTTTAGAGTGTCGATATTTCCGTTATAGATGTAGAACTTATCTACACCCATCCAATACGCTGATCCAGCGGCATAAGCCACAGCATTTTGATTGATGATAGAGATATTGTCACCAAGCAACTGAGCACCCCATACAGTGGGTGGTCCTTGGTATTGAAGAGAATAAAGAGCAATGTCAGTCCAGACCAGAATCTCTTGTCGAGCTTGAATCACTTGAATGATTTCTGATCCTCGTGAAAGAGGCAGACTGCCTGCTTGATTGGTAGCAAGAGGAGTCCACTGCGATATATCCTCTTGATCACACCAACGGATCAGCATTTTATTGATAGCGGTTAAATTAAATGTATCGCCATCACCATAATCATTTACACCGAATGCAAACGCAAACCTGTAAATGTCAGAAACAAATGAAACATTAACAGCAGTTGGAGCATCAGCCGTGGTATTTCCAGCAGCACTAACAACATCAATAACTTTTGCGGCAACGATGTCAATGTAATGAGTGCCTGTCCCGTTGTTAGTCAAAGTTACTAAAGAACCCCCGGTTAATGCGGTGTAAATATCAAACAAAGTAGAAGGACTGCTTCCGCTAGGAGAAGACAGATAATACGTCGTGCCTGCTACCAACGGAGATGGCAAACTTGATGTGCTGTAAAAGGTTACAGGGATTCTGCCGTTTGTATAAGAGTTAATGTTTGGAGGGGCAATAACAGCCAAAACCAAAGAGTTAGGATTGACTGCAAAATTAGTTGTAAATGTATTATCAGGCAGAAATAAAGCATAACTGCCATTCCAGAGGCACATATTTCCACCTCTGCGATTAAACACTAAGTCTTGACCAAAATTTGCTTGACTATGCAAAACACTTGATTGGGCTTCTAGTACTCGAATGTCTCCGTTAATGTTGGTGGTGACTGTAGAATTCACACCAATATCAATAGAAAGATAAGAGTAACTTGGAGATCCAACTGCAACGATTTTATGATAATTATTCATCAGGGTAGGGGTGATATTCCCTGATGTGGTCGTCCATTTAATAACTTGAGCACCTGCTCCAATCCAATTCTGATTGGTAGGTGTAATAGATAGACCAAGATTGACAACAACAACCGAAGAACCGGCAGTAAAAGAAAATGTTGCTCCGGGGAAAGAAGAAGTTACAGCATTGATTTGTCCATAACCACCGTTGTACTCAGCGTATTGACCATAATCTGTGGCAACCCCAGTAACTTTAAATGCAGCATTAGTAGCCCAAGCCCATAGAGACCGAGCCAATCCTCTAAATGTATTGGCAGAAATCCTTACCCAACCACCAATCTTCTCAGGAGTTCCCTGACGAAACCTAACCTTCTCGGACGTGTACCAACCACCCTCAGTTGTGTAACGAGTGTTTTCTTTATTAACTCCGGGTTTAAAGCTAAGTTTGATGATTGGCATGATCAGGGTACGATAGGTGTCCAGATTGTGGAATTATCTGATCCTTCCAACAATATCCGAATTGGAGGGAATCCATCTTCTTGGAGCAAATAATCAGGAAACCCAGACTCCAAAAGGATTGCTCCAGTCAAAACATCTGTATATGTTGGAGCCGGAGGAAGACTAATTGGAGACCATGTAGTCATCACCCAATCCTTACAACTGCTTCAGTTGGACTTGCAGGAGGGAACTGAAGCTGGAAGTTTCCAGAAGAGACTGTTTTCACCTCTCCAAACTCATAGACCGCAACAGCACGATTGGCCTTGCTTGAGTTGTAAATCAAAGCAGCTCTTGCTGAAAAGCTTGAGGCAGTCCAAGTGGTATCACTAAAGTCCACATAAGCAACCCCCTGAGAAAGCGATACAGACACTCCAGTGAGTGTATTGCCCCCTGCTGTGTACCCACCCCCTGACGCCTCGTTTGAGGTCGTATAAACCGTTGTAGACGGTCCTAGAGTGGCGGAGTCGGTGTACAGAGCAGCCTTAAAGGTATCCGTGGTGAAATCATGAATACCTTTCAGGAGTTCTTCCTTGAAGCTGTTGCACATTCCTGCGGTAATCATTACACCACCCTGTCTCTAACCTGACCAGACCTATAAGCATCCTGCCTGAGTTTTGCGTCAGACAATTGTTTAAAGGCCTTCACAGATTCGGTATAGATTGCTTGATAAACCTTGACATCTGCTTCTTCGCCCTTTGTAAATCTGATTGCTTGAATCAGGGTTCCATTTAAAAGAGCAACATCCATATTTGTTCCAAGCCATGTGTTCGTGGCTGTAACAATGGATTCTGGATAAGCCGCATAATGAAGCTCAACCGTATAAGCTGATGTCGGAGTTGGAGCAAGAATCAAATTGCTGGCATCAAAGATTCCGTAAAACTGCGGTCTTCCAACAGTTAATGGATCAGGATATGCCTCTCGAATAAAGTTCACATCCTTGGGCAGGAGATAAAAATGATCTCCTGCACTAATCACTGCCAAAGAATACGGAAACAGAAAATCTGTAGGCAATCCAATATATGGGTTTCCTGCCGTAACAGCCGCTGTCTGATTCTTTCTGAGTGCCGGAGGCTGTGCTTCATTAAACAGGAGCTGTTCTGCCTGTTTAATCAGCATATTCATTACAGAATCAGGGATGTCAATTTCAACGACATCCTTTACCGCATCTTTGAGTTCAGTGTAGTTCATGCCATCGGACCACGAGCCATAATGCCTTTGGTTGCTGCGCCAGTACCACGGATTTTAACCCCACCACCTTTGTTCAATTTGGTAAGAGGCTTTCCGGGGTGCATCGCCTTTTCATGCTTGTGAACGGCTGATTTAACAACCTTCTTGTCCATCTTTACATCTGAATGTTTCATAACATCCTCACGAAATAACTACAGTTAAAACACCGGCTGTTGAAGAGAGTTGTTGACCAAACAAAGGAATAATTTGTGCCCTGCTTTGTGGATAACCTGTGAAATCTGGTCTTGGATTCCTGATAGCTTGAGGATCTTCTACCGGGAAACTACCCAACTGTAATTGAGGCTGACTTGGCTCCCAACAGGTTGGGCAGACCAAAAGATTAACTGGAGTGTTCTTGATGATAATTTCTTTTAACTGACCCAGTTTATATCGAAACCCACATCGATCACATTCAGAAAGAGCATTGCTCCTACGAGCATATTTGTTGCTCACGTCCGTACCCCAAACATTCTAGGCACAAACCTGACAGCAGCCTTTTCACGATCCTCGCCTGCTGCCAGATTAAATTGTTCATCGTAGTCTTGTTTAAGCATTGGAACCCGGCTAGAAAGCTCAGGGGTTTTTAAGGCAATGTAATAAGCAAGACCAGAAGCAATAGCCGGAAGAAACCTGAAAGGAGCATCTGGTGTGTTTGAACCATCTCCCGCATCTTCAATCCTCCGAAGTCTGTAGTAGAACAGTGTGTACTGGATTGAGGAGTCAGGTACCGGCCAAAGAGTAAACTGGGGTTGGTCTCTGAGCCGTTCAACAAAAATCTGGATTGGTCTGCCTTGCGTAAGCTTGGTAGGGATAGACGCATAAGTTGAAACACTAATCCGGGAAATAGTTAAATCAGACTGAAGCGTTGCATTTCCTGCATTGGTACGAATAACGTGCTCAATGATGTCAATCGTGTCAGCAGGCAGGTTATACGTTGCAGTTCCCGGGGTAAGAACTTGGGATCCTGATTCAATCGTCCAAAGGTTAATCCCTCGATTAGCAAACTCAATGCTCAAAAGGTTCATAGACCTTCTTGCTGTACGAAGGTCATAACCTGACCGCATTTCACGACCAGCTCTCTCCCATGATTCTTCAGCCAATTCGGCAAAATCAAGGTTGAATAATGCGGTTCCAGAGGTAGTCATGTTCTATACCTTGCGGTTTTCTTGGCAATCGAAGGAGGCTGCTTTACAAACTGCTTCCCGGCGGCTTTGCCGATTCGCTTTGCTCGGGTTGTTGCTGCGTATTCTTTGGGGGAAAGAGCTTTGATCGCAGCTTCTGGAAGATATCTTTCACCCGTGTCAGAAGATTTTTTACCACTGCGAGTTCTCCATTTTTGATCCCCCCAATCTTTAAGAGATTTTTGAGGGGCTTTCATTTGTAACCACCACCTGCTTCTTTGTATTTCTTTGCAAGCAGTTGTGCTTTTCTAGCTGACCATTGGCCTGCACCTGTTCCTTGAACTGCCTGAGATTTAATCTGATTGAACAGACGCTTTCTCATTTCAGGTTTGGTGTAGTTTCCTGCTTCGTTTACACGACCCCCTTCGGCATAGACACTAAACTCATCCCCATCTTTACGGCGTTTGGTAACAGGAATTTTGTCTGGGTTAATAATGCCCATGCCTCTGGAACTCATCATCACGTTCTCCGATTAAACAAAACGACCTTTGGTCTTACCACGCTCTGCACAACCATCTGCCCGTTTTGATGCGGAACCTACCTGACCACCCATCGCATAGTTTTTACGAGGGTTAAACGTGCCCATAGACCGTGCAGGAGCTTCACGAGCAGCACGATCCATATCGCGTTGCATCTGTTCATCATCTGCCATCTCTTGCAACTTGCGCTGCATGGCAGGAGAAGGTACACGATCACGCATCATGTCGTTCTGTTGAACACGCTTCAAACGATTGGCATTTGCCAAAACTTGAGCATCATCTTCAGAACTATCCGGGGGAGTGGCAGCTTCAAACGGACCCAAAACACGAGGTTTCTTTTGCATCCGTTTCTTAAGGTTATCCATGATCAATCCTTAGCAAATCTTACAGTTGGTTTTTCCACGTTTGGCAATACCATCAGCCCGGGCAGAAACAGATCCACCTTGGGCAAATCCCTTAGCCTTATGAGCCTTACCACCTTTCTTAAAGCCCATGCCTTCTCCAGACATCCGGAGTTCATCAAAGTCCCGGGGAGGAGGAGCTTCACGCTTAGGAGACATACGGGGAGTGATGGAACCCATTCCCTCACCTTCCATACGACTCTGCTCACGGGTTTTACGGGCTTCTGAGGCTGCTTTACGCCTCTCTTGAGCCTTCCGTACATCTTCAGCCATTTTCTGCCTTCTAGCGCGTTCTGCTAGGGCTCTGGCTGATCCTGCACGACCAAACTCTTCAGCAACATCTTTGGCTTCTTTCCTGCCAGCCAATTTAGCAGCCAATGATTGAAGCCCTTTAAGCCCAGCTCCACCCACCACAGACTCAGGATAAACGCCTTCTAGTCCCTGACCTTTAATCCGGCGACTATATTCCTCATCAGACATTCCAATGTCAGCAGGAGAAGGAGCTTGCATTGCACGATTACGGCGTAGCTTCTCATCTGCTTCCTGATAAGCATTTCCTTCAGCAGCACCAGCAAAATTATCTTTTCGCTTGGCAGCATCTAGGACGCGATAATCATCTGCGGTTTTAGCGTTACGCCTATTCATTTCTTCAATAGCATCTTCCATCGCTGCTTTTGAAGAATACTTCCGTGATTGACGAGTAATCAAATCATCAAGCTCTTTACGAGCTTTCATGGAAGGTTTGTCATCACGACCGGGTTGAGAACGAAGCATGGCTTTTTGCTCTTCGCTTTCTTCTGTCGTGTCAGGACGAGCCATAGAAGCATATTTCAAAGCTCGTTGGCGGATATCTTCACTAATCCCTCCTGATTGGAATCGACGTTTCATTAGCAATACCCCCCTTTACGCATCTTAACTTGAGCACCTTTGGTTTTGCCTTTAGTGGCAACACCATCAGCCTGCTTATGACCAGCAGACAATCCGCCTGAAGCCATTTTTTTCATGGGAGGCTTAGGCATTTCTGAGTTTTTCATCATCTTGCCATTAGGCATTTTGTGCATACCAGCCATACCGCCTTTGGCCATTTTGCCTTTTCCATCAGCAGCAAAAGCCGGAATTTTCTTTCCGTCTTTTTCTACCATAGGCATACCACCGGCTGCATACATTCCACCGCCCATCATTTTCTTAACAGATTTCATTTCATTACCTTCTTTAGCGTCTTGGACAAATTTCTTGCCCACTGATTGAGGGATGCCAACCTTCTTGGCAAAACTAGGACTATGAGCCACGCCTCTCATGAGACGCTCCTGCTTGGGGCTTTTAAACGGCATTCTGACCCCCTCTGTGATGATTTGCAAGAGAATCGAGTTTTCTTTCAATTCGATCAAAACGATCTAATAGCTGTTGAACATCAGCTCTAAACTCTGATCGAGTGATGTGATCCCTAGCCACTTCTTCTCTGGTTTTATTAAGAAGAATGCTAATACGGCTAAGTTCAGCAAATTTCTCTTTCACCATATACCCCAGAAGAGCAACAATGGCAGTGAGAATGATATTCCAAACCATCATTTCCATGTCAGCACTTCCAAGCTCTCAAAGATTTGTTAATACGGCTATTGGGATCGTTTGCCGTTTTGGCGGAAGTCAACTTCTTCTTCATCCCTTTCATCCGGGCACAAAATGAATCTCGACGAGACCCGCCTTCAGGCTGAGGAGGCTTCAATCCCGGTTTACCCGGATTAGCTGCATTGTAAGAAGCTCTGCCTTTGGCATTTAAACCACCGGATTTTGACTGTCCTTCTGCTCTAGACCAAGCAGGAGTTTTAAACTTTTTCATTTCCCATGCTCCAAAATTCGTTGACACCACAGTAGCAACTCTTTTTGAGGTAAGTCTTGTTTAATGCGATTGGCAACATCACACACAAACTGCACATTCCCGCGCACATAACCAATAGAACTGTCAATCCTGTCAATACTAATGTTCGTATTTACACGCCCAGAACCAGCTTGATACGTCATTTCGACTCCAGACAAAGAACAGCGTCCTTGCTGCTGCGTGTAAAGCTGAAGAAGATAGACCAGATCAAGGTCAAACTTAAGGTGCTGCTTGCGTTTTGTGGCGTGATTAAGAATGCTAGATATGAAATTTTTTGGGCTTGCGGAACGCCGCTGAGATTTTGTAGCGTACGCCTTTGGTTGATCTTGCTTAGCTCTTGTAAGCACACATATTTTGCATCTGCTACGGTACTTCTTTGTGCCGTCTGCAAAACACCCGTTTGCATAAAATTCCGAAAGCGGTTTGTCAACGCTACAAATTTTGCATTTTTGCACGTCTGCTGCAAGGATGGCCGAATGAACCGGCCTTGCCCAATTTTTCCTACCACCTTTGACGCGGCACGCTTTGCAATACGGACGATACCTTGTTGCACCATCTTTGCGCTTGCTGTGCGCATAATATGCTGAAGGCGGTTTGTCTTGTCCGCATTTTGCGCAAAAAGCGGGAGAATCGTCGCCCGCTGCTCGGATGATGTATGAATTAAAGCGTTGCATTGCGCCAATCTATCACATCCACACTTTATTGTTCTTGCCTTCTTTACGGGTCCAAGCGGGTGTTTTCATGATGCGTCCAACATTTCAAGTGCTGATTGACGAACTTCTTCAACCCTTCTGCCCCAACCTTTGCCAAACACGTCCCAAGTGCTTAACTCTTGGAGGAAGGCAAGCCGTTTGTCGCAATAGGCGTTAATTGCCGCTTTTGGATTAAGTTCGCGCAAAGCAGCTAAGGTCTTAGGGCCAATCACACCATCAGGCGTGGAACCCACAACCTCTTGAAGAAACTTAACTGCTCTTCCCGGGCCGGAGTTGATGGCAGTATCAAAAACACAGTAATTCAAACCTACAGGAAGATCATCTGCCTTAACCGTATCCCAGTATTTCTTTCGATACAAAGGACCAACGTCTTCTGGAGTCAGTGCTTTAATATCATCTACTGTGCAGGGATGGCCAATCCATTCTTCCCATACAACCTTGGTACATCCGAGATTGGTTGCTCCGCCCGGATCTCGGGGGTGGTCCACAAAACCCCCTTCGTGATGAAGAACCTTCTCTAAGGCTTTGTCGAAGTTCATTTTTTAATCAGGTCCTTTTGCTGGCTGGAATTGGATGATCCAAGCCAAAAGTTGTAAACGGATGCGGTTTCACGAGCAAGAACGCCCAACAAAAGCATCATGACATCTGATCCTGCGAGCGTCATGTAACCTGTAGCCGCACCGACGAGCAAAGCAAAGAATCCGGTTACTGTGACAATAGACAACATTGCCGGGATCTTGCTCCGAGTGACCTTCTGCATTTCCCGAGCAGAGTCGGTATTCTTGACGTTCAGCTCAAAGAGCTTCGTCTCATTTGCCATTTTGGCAAGCTCACCATCCTGAGCGAGTTTTGCCAGTTCTGCTTGTGCCCGGGCTTTGGCTTCTGGATCAGGAAGAACCCTCTCTAGGATCTTTCCGCCAACTTCAAGTAGTGGTCCGAGGGGTAACATCCTCTTCTCCTTTTTTGGAGATTAAATTAGCTGCTGCATAGGAACCTTTCCGACCAACAATTCCACCTACAGCCCCAATTGCTAGCAGCATAATGTCTTTCAAAATCCCAATCAGTTGTGTATCAATTGGAGAGATTCGCTCCATGTCGTGTTCCACAAAAAGAACACCAGCAATGATTGAGATCACAGACAAAACAAGGATTGAAACAAGGCTGATTGCAATCAGAGCCCAAACCCTGACTTCAACCTCTTCAGTTGACCAACCAGCCATACATCTCTCCTAAAACTAAAGCCAATAAAACTGCACATATACCGATAACGCCGATCAGGAATCCAACCTCTGCGGCAAACTTATCGTGGAATTCTTCGTCATCGTCTTTCATCTACTTAATGGGTTTGTTGTTGCACGTTTAAGCAGAGCCATTTCTGCCCTCAATGCAGCCACAGTTGAATCTAAATCCTGTTTGAGTGCTGCAAGCCTTGCATTCACTTCCCTTGTTTGGGCTTCCAAAGCTGATCGAATTTCCCTAGCCTGACTTTCAGCAATAGACTTGGTTTCATTTCCCATAGCCTTTGCTTCGCTTATACCACCTGTTGTCAGGGCTTTCGTTTCTCTGGCTAAGGCAATTGCATCTGAAGCTCTTTCCGCCACCCTGACTGCGGCTTCAGCAGTTTGTAATTGCCTCTCTTTGACACTTTTTAATTCAAGCTCAAAGGTTTTAATAGCTTCTTTAAATGCGGTATCGTCATAGGGCACATACCCCTCCACCGCTTCAATTGTTGACTTCATCTTCTCGAAAAAGATCACTCCGGCGTAACCCCCTCCACCCACTACCGGCAGGGCCGTTAGGATCAAGCCAAGCAGCATCTGCGGAGATAAGCTCAGAGAGAAAGTCTTGGTTCCTTCGGTATCCATCGAGACTCATGCCTTCTAATCCTGATTGACTGATATCAATCTGAGGAGGGAGTGGGGTTTGATTCAATGAAGGTTGGGGGAGGGCAGGACTGCTCGATGGGGGTGTCTGCACAGTCTCCGGGATCACAGTTACAGATTCTCCACGGGGATACAGGGCAGGAATGAACAGAGGGGAAAGCGGATTGACTTGAAGACACGAGGATGCGGTTCGTTGCCAAGGGTTCCATTTCTCTAGTCCTTCCACACAAATGTTGGTCCTGCCGTAGGTTTGGATTCCTGCGTATCCGGTTGGGCAGCTTTCTGTTTTCGTTTCTGACTTAATAGAACAGGGCGTGATTTGCGGTTCTTGCGGGGTTTTACAGGTGGCTTGATGGACGTAAAAGCCGGTATCTGTGAATGAGGAACCGACACAGGAATAGTCTCGATAGAGGGTTTGTCCTCCAACTTGACCTGCGGGACAGGGCTCAATCCTGATCGTTCTGCACGTCTGTGGCGAATTCTTAAGAGAAGAGCAAGGGCAGGCGTGAACATTTTTAACCCCCGGGAACACGTCCATAGAGTTTAATGAACCGATCAGGATGAAGCTCAATCCAAGCTTTCCTAGCAGCTTCACCAATCGCTCCTCCTATTGGACAAGGAGTTCCTGACATCTCAAGAGCTTCCCAAACACGGAGATCTTGACACAAAACTGCTACAGCAGAAACTTTTAAACCAATGTCGTTTAAAACTTTGGCAAGTTTAATTCTTTCACAGTTTTCATCTTTTACAACTGTTCCTCCAGAAAAACCTATTACTGTGGAACTTACTGCCCCTGATACAGGTACAGCACAAACATCTTGAGACATTGCCGACATGGATGGTGCAAAGGCTGTGGGAGCCTGAGCGTAAGCTACAGCAGGGATCAGGAGAAGAAACCATTTCCACATCTCTGCACCATCGGTCTGTTTGCAGCTTTATGCAGCCTGAGCTTCTTGGACTTCCTCTTCAGCTACCTGCGGAGCAGCTTGAGCTTGAATTGCCTGAACAAGCTGGAAGATTTCTGCGTAAGGGCGAGTCCCAAGATACTGAAGAACAGCGTTTACAAGACTCAG